CACCACCGGCATTCTGAAGAAGGGCGACGTGATCACCATTGCCGGCGTGTATGCCGTCAACCCTGTCACGAAAAAGCAGCTTCCGTTCCTGAAGCAGTTCGTGATCGTGGAGGACGCGAACTCCGGTGCTTCGACCGGCCCTGCGGCTCTGACGATCTCCCCGGCGATCATCGCCACGGGAGCGCAGAAGAACGTCAGCGCGGCCCCGGCCGACAATGCGGCGATCACGGTTCTCGGGACCGGCGGCGAAAGCTACCGCCAGAACCTCGTGTTCCACGAGCGCGCCTTTGCGCTCGCGATGGTTCCGCTCGTGAAGCCTCCGGGTGCTGTCGATGTCGGCACGCACTCCTACAAGGGCTTCACGGCGCGCGTGATCCCCTTCTACGATGGCACGAACGACGTGTCCTCGTGGCGTCTTGACGTGCTTTACGGCACGAAGGCGGTCGATCCGCGTCTCGCCACCCGCCTTAGCGGCACGGCGTAACAGCGAACAGGGCCGGGCGGTTATCTGCCCGGCCTTTTTCTTCCCGGGAGCGAAAACCATGGCCAAAACACGCGATCAGATGATCCACCGTGTTCTGACGAAGCTTGGCTATAACGCGTCCGGGCAGTCCGTCGCGCCCGAGGATTTTACGCGGGTGGACGAAAACCTTGAGACCATTCTGGCCGAGCTTTCGGCCCGGCAGATTTTCTACGTCGGGGACTACGATTTCTACGACGACGAGGCGTTCGAGGCGCTGTCGGACTATGTCGCGTCCGGGCTGTGCGAGGATTTCGGGCAGGACGAGAACAAATGGGCGGCCCGCCGTGCGGATGCGATCGACCGCCTTGAGCTGATCGCAGCCCCTGCGGGCACGGGAGAGCCGCTGCGTACGGATCCCATGCTGCGCTACGGGGCGCGCTACGGACGCCGGGGGCCGATCCTTGGCTGATCCCATCGACGTGCCGATTCCGTTCCCCACGGGCTCATATCCCGGGAAGAACCGGGCGGAGACGGGCGGCAGGATCATCAATGGCGTGGTCGAGCCGCTTGCGGAGAATGCGGAGGCGCAATTTGTGGTGCGCCGCGCGCCGGGGCTTGTTGCGTTCGGGGACAGCGGAGAGGCCGGCTATCGCGGGGCGATGATGGCCGGCAATGCCGTATATGCCGCGTTCGAGGACGAGCTTGTCAAATTCGATGACACCGGCGCCGCGACATCGCTGTCGGACCTCGACGGCGATCAGCCGGTTACATTCGCGCGCAACAACAAAACGCCCATATTCGACACGGTGGTGGTAACGGAGCAGGGCGCGTTCACCGTCGATGCAACGACGGGCGCAAGTTCGTTTCCTGATCCGGATTTGCCGCAGCCGATCGATGTTTGCCATATTGACGGCTATTTCATTTTCGGGATTGCCGATAGCCGCGTGTTCGCATCGGGCATCAAAGCGACGACGGTTTCAGCTCTGGATTTTACGACGTTCGACTATGCGCCGGGCGTTTTGTACCGGGTACTGCCCCACGCCGGACGCCTGATCGTGATGAAAGACGCCTGCATCGGAGTGTACCAGAACACCGCCAACCCGACCGGGTTTCCGTTCACGCGGGAGGCCGTCATCACCGGTCCGGGTCTGGGCGGGAAATGGGCTGTCGCCGGCTATGAGACGGGATGGGACAAGGGCCTTTTCTGGCTCGGGTCCGACAACGGGTTTCATACGCGCAACGGATACAGTGCCGTCAGGATATCGACGCCGGACCAGGATCGCGATGTCGAGCGGGTTCCTCCGGAGGAGCGCAACTCCATCCGGGCGCGGTGCTATATCGAGGCGGGGCACGCCTATGTCGAATGGTCCTGCGATTACTGGTGCTGGACGTTCGATGTCACGACGCAGAAATGGCACGAGGGCAGGAGCTACAACGAGCCGACGCGCCGGGCTGTCGGGCCGTCGGTCTATGCGTTCGGGAAATGGCTGTCGGGGGATCGGCTTTCCGGCCAGATGCTGGAGAATTCGGATCAGGCGTATCGCGAGGTCGATCAGCCTATGCCGGTCGAGATATGGTCCGGCAAGTGCAAAACGTTCCCGTACGGGGCGCGGGTGGTCCGGGCGGATTTCACATTCGTCAAGGGCGTCGGCAACATAGCCGGCGACGATCCTGTCGAGCGCGACCCGCAGGTCGAGATTTCGTGGTCGGACGATGGCGGGAACGAATGGTCGAATCCGGTGCATCGCGATCTCGGGCGTGTGGGGCGGCGCACCACAAAGGTTACGCTGTCGGGCGCGGTGTGCGGCGTGTGCGGACAGGAGGGGCGCATCTGGCGCATCAGGATGAGCGACCCGCGTGATTTTGCTCTTCTGGGCGGCAATATGCAGGTTCTGAGGGCCGCCCGCTGATGGCCCTGACAAATCCTCCCGACCACAATCAGCCGGTGATCCAGCCCGCATCGGGACTGGTGCACCCGGACTGGTATACGTGGTTTCTCGCGCTCGTGCTGTTTTCGCAACAACTGGCGCAGATAGCGGATGATCTGGATGGCAGCCTCAGCGATCTGGAAACGCAGCTTGAGAACACGCTCGTTACCGACTGCTGGGCGCATTTCGTCCCGTATGTGGAGAACGGCACGTCTGTGGTTGTCCCGGTGCCGCCTTTCGCGGGGACGATCACGGGGCTTTATGTCTACGCTGCGTCCGGGTCCTGCTCGGTCCAGTTCCGGCGCGCGAGTTCAAACGTCGGGTCTGCGATGACCGCGAATTCCTCCGGCTCATCGCAGAATGTTTCTGTCGCGTTCAGCACAGGCCAGACGATCTATTACGTGATCTCGTCAAACTCGAACTGTACGGGCTTGCGCATCCAGATCACCTACACCCGGAGCCTGCTGTAATGGGATTTTCGGCGTATGCGGGGGGCAGAATCTTCAGCTTTTCAATGACCGCTGGATATAACACGCCGGGTGTAGCGAACCGAGGCTATTGCAACCTCTCCGTCTATCCGAACCAGAGCACATCCTATGGCTCGATCTCGAACGAGCCGTTCGGATTGAGCCATAGGATAGGTTGGGTCGTCGCCGGTACGAACAACGCTCCTGGCCTCCCTCAGATCTTCATAGCCGGGGATGTGGTCGCTCTGGTGACAGGGCTCAATCTCTACATCGACGGGTCACAGTTCACGATTCAGTCGCTGCAAGCCGCTTCGGACCCGCTTTTCACCCGCGCGATATTCTCACCGGCGTTTCAATACGCGATCGGCCAGACATACACAATCCAGCTCCGTCGATAGGAACTGACACTATGGGCATTTTCGACCTTTTCTCATCCGGCAACGAGAAGAAAGCCGCCCGCGCGCAGCAGCGCGGCCTCGATCAGGGGCGCACGCAAGCGATTGCGGAGCTTGATCGCGGGCTAGCCGATTACAATACCTACGCCGATGAGGCCAAAGACTATTACTCGCCGTACAGGACGAATTCCGAGGGGGCGGCGTCCTTGTATGCCGGGGCGCTCGGCCTGAACGGCGAGGAGGGCACGACAGCGGCGCGATCTGCATTCTCGACTTCGCCGGGGTATGACTTTCTGGTGGACGAGGCTCTTCGGGCCACGGAGAGGTCAGCGTCCGCGTCCGGCATGCTTGGCTCGGGCAATCTTCTCGCGGCGTTGCAGGACCGCGCCAGCGGACTCGCCAGTCAGGAATGGAACTCATGGCTTGACCGGCTGTCCGGGCTGAACACGCATGGCATCAACATAGCCGATTCCATGGCTGGCATTTCCACGGGGCAGGGCACGGCTGCGTACAATACCGGCGTCAAGCGAGCGGACTATGACTGGTCGGCCGAAACCGGCAAGGGCAACGCCGAGGCGCAATATCAGGCGAGCAAGGATAAGTCCGGGCTGAACATATTCAACGCCGTCACTGGCCTATTGAGCATCCCAACATCCGGAACTCTTGGCGGGAAGATTTTCTGATGGCAACTGTACCGCAGTTCTCTCTCTCGGGACAGCCGACGATTTCTGTCAATTGGGCGGATTCGATCATCGACGCGGGCAACATTCGTCGCCAGCGAGCGGAGCAGGATCGCATTCGTTCGGCCCGAGAAAATGCCATTGCCGGCGCGACTGGACCTGACGGAACGGTCAACTACGCCGACGCTGTTCGCGGGCTTCTCTCTGGTGGCGACATTCAGGGGGCGCGGGCTGCCGCAGATATGGCCCAGAACGAACAGAACATGGCCTACAAGCGTGAGCGGGATGCCGTGGACGACGGATTCCGCCGCCAGCAGCTTGCCATACAGCGCGCGTCTCTTGGCCGCCGCTCGGAAAACTCTCCCGAATACCGGGCAAGCATCGCCCAGAGATACGGTGTCGATCCCAATTCTCCGGAGGGGCGCTCCTATATTCTCACGGGCAATCTTCCGCCCAATCGTCAGGCGCGCGTGCCGGTCGGCATTCAGAACGCGGAGGCGTCCGATCTTCAGGATATTCAGGCAATCAATACGATCAACAGCGAGCTTGACCGGTTCAACAGGATGATCGGGGAGGGCAAGCTCAATCTGGGGCCTGTCGCGAACAGGGTTTCGGAGGCGCGCAACTTCCTCGGGCTCGGTGATGAAAATTCAAGCAACTACGCCAGCTTTATCGCAACCCTGGAGCGCCTGCGCAATGAAAGCCTGCGGCTGAACAAGGGCGTCCAGACGGAGGGCGATGCTGTCCGCGCATGGAACGAGCTGATTGCGAACATCAACGACCCGAAGGTCGTGCAGCAGCGCCTGTCGGAAATCATGCGGTACAATGAAGCGGCGGCGAACTTCAAGCGCGCTCTGGTTGGGCAGCGCCGCGAGGACAACAATCTTGCGCCGCTGGACATAGATCAGCTGATCTCCCCTCCGCGCTACGACCAGACGGGCGGGGGGCAACAGCAGTCGGACACATCGACGGTGCCTTCGCAGACTCAGGGCAACCGTACCTCATCAGGAATTCAATGGAGCATTGAGCAATAGCGATCATCGCGCGGCAGGTGAGGGGAGTCGAGTCAGGGCTTCATCAATCCCATGCCGGTGAGCCAGTCCTTGACGGCTTCGCGGAT